CTCAAGCCTCTAAGACGCCGCGTAGTGTGGCGATGATTCGCTCACGCCGACCACGACGCGCATGAGCCTCTACATTATTACCGGGCCACCATGCGTCGGTAAATCAACCTACGCCAAACGCTACGCCGTCGAGGGTGACATCGTCGTCGACCTTGACCGTATCGCCCTCTCAATCGCCTATGAAAACTGCGAACATCACACCTACCCGAAACACATCCGGGACACGGCCCGGCTCATGCGGAAAAGCGCCGTGGCCGCCGCGATAATAATTAGCCGAAAGAATGACGCCTACGTGATCGACTCGAAACCGAGCTCGAACGCTCGACAATTATATAAACGCAACGCCGCCGTATTCATTGATCTCACCGCCCCGCTCGCCGTGCTGACTGCCAGGTGTGCAGCGGAGCGACCGGCGTGGGTTATGAAAACCCTTGTCACGTGGTGGGATGTCCCCGACGATTAAGCGACACGCCGACACGCATAAACCACGCAAACGCACGTAAACGCGATCAAACCGTGGTAAGGGGCTACACTGGCCCAATGGTGTTCCCCCGAGCCCTTTCACTCGTGCGCGGTCAAGAGTCTATTTCCCGGACGATGGCGACAGCACAGGAACCTGCAGCCGCGCACGTACGTGAATCCTCGGGCCTCTACGCACTACTCACTAACCAGTTGGCCGGTCGATCCACTCGACCCACAGCCATGCAAGTCCCGGCATTTGTGGACGCACTCAAAACCTACACGCACACGATTAGCGCCTTCCCATTGCGGGAATACTTTGATGGGCAACCCGTACCGGCCCGGCAACTACTGTCACAGCCGAGCCCGATCTACCCATACGCCAACGTCATCCAGCGCACACTCTCCGACCTTCTCATGTTTGATCGGGCTTATTGGCGTGTAATCGAGGAAGACTTTGCAGGATATCCGGAATCTATAGAAGTTATGCGCGTCGAAGACATAACCGACTTACCGACCTATTACACCGGGATTGAAGCCAACCAGCAACCACCTGCCGAACCTTTTTTCTATCTTGGTAAACAAGTCACAAGCAAGGTTATTAAGTTCTACGGGTCAGGGGAAGGCGGATGGCTTGCCAACGGTGCTACCGCGATCACGACGGCGGCAGCCCTAGAAGCCGCAACCTTGATGTATTCCGAAACCCCGATCCCCACAGTGGCACTCAAAAATTCGGGGCCCGATCTCCCCGCCGAACAAGTCGACGCCCTACTGGACGCGTGGGAGGAAGCCCGCGCCAACCGTGGAACCGCGTATCTGAACAACACAATTGACGCGCAGGTCATGGGCTTTAGTGCCCGCGATGTGCAACTTGTTGAGGCTAAAAATATGGCCGCCGTGGCGGTTGCTCGCCTAGCAAATCTGGATCCAATATGGGTCGGAGCCGGTGTGCCCGGATCCTCACTGACGTATTCAAACCGGGTAGACCTTTACCGCAACCTACTCGATACGGCGCTACGCCCCGTAATGAACCTATTCACGCAAAGACTTTCCATGCCCGATGTCACCCCGACCGGTTACGTAATCGACTTCGATACGACCGCGTTCCTGCGTGACAACATTGCGGCCCTCGCCGAAGTCATAACCAAACTCCTACCGCTGGACGTTATTAGTGTGGAAGACGCCCAAAACCTTTTAGACCTACCAACCCTCGGAGTATTCAATATGAACGGAGCCCTACGGTGAAACAACTCAATACCGAATCAGTCGTGATCTTTGAAGAGCGTGAAGACAAAGACGGCGACATCGTCGGCAGCGGTCACGGCATGGCAGTCCCGTACGGGTCCGAAACCATGATCGGTGGTGTGCGGGAATCGTTTGCACCCGGCTCATTCGACCTAGCCAACGTGATCGGTAAGCCACTCGCCTACCGTCACGGGGAACCAGTCGGTAAGATCACCGGGGCCGAAAACCGCGAAGACGGCCTCTATATTGACTTCGAAATCGTGGACACGGCCCTAGGCCGCGATGCCGCCGTACTTGCCCGAACGCAAACAATCAAGGGCCTATCCGTCGGTTTTAACCCCGTCAAGTCGATCATGAGCAAAGCCCGGGACGCGATCCAACACACCGCCGCGAACCTACTCGAAGTCTCACTAACCCCCTACCCTGCCTACTCCACAGCCGGAGTAAGCGCAATAAGAGAAGAAGAAGGAGCAACAACAATGTTAGAAAACACCGAGTCGACCGAGGTTAACTCGGTGGACATTGAAGCACGCGAATCACTGAAAGCACTACGCGAGGAAGTACAAACCATTGCCTCCAAGGCATACACGTCAGAGGCTCAGCATCCGATGAGTGTCTACCGTTCGTTTGGTGAATACTCCAAAGCGGTGCTCGCTGGTGAAGTAGAGTCCCGCGCACTTGCAGACCAGATCACCACAAACAACCCCGGCCTACTACCTCCTAACTGGATGTTGGATGTTAAGAACATCGTTGATCTTGGCCGACCAGGTATCACCGCTTTCGGTGTGGAATCAGCCGGTACAAGCGGCATGGAGTTTGCATGGCCCTACTTTGACGGCGACCTAGCCCTTATCGTTGAGGAACAGACCACAGAAAAGACGGAAGTTAATTCCGTTCGGATCGACATTAAAAAGGGCACGGCAAGCCTTAAGACGTTTGCAGCGGGTTCCGATATTTCCTACCAGTTGCTCCAGCGGTCAAGCCCTTCCTATCTCGACGCACACAATCGGATTATGGTCGCGTCGTACGCACTGATCACAGATAACGCATTCGTTGACGCGATGCTCGCAGCCAGCACTCCACAGAACTACGACTTTGCTAGTGACACGACAGGCGCAGAATTCCGCGCAGGAGTGTTCCAGGCATCGGTTACCGTGGAAACGGCAACCGGTCGCGGGGCAGAGTTCGTCCTCGTTGCCTCTAACGTGTTTGCAGAAATCGGCGGCTGGTCCACGTTCTTCCCATCGGCCTACCCCGTCTCGAACGTGTCAGGTGTGGCGACCGCTGGCACTCTCGGAGTAAACGTTTCTGGCCTGCCAGTGATTCACGACCGCAATTTGGCAGCCGGTGCGATCCTCGTATCGAACACAGCGACCGCCTCCTGGATCGAAGACGGTCCAGCCCTCGCCACAGCGGAGAACGTAGCCAACCTCGGCCGCGACATCGCAATCTACGGTTACGGTGTGAGCGCCGCTTACACCGCCGCCGGAATCGTGTCCCTTGAAGTTGTCTCGTAAAAAACTGACAACCCACGGAAGGTAGTGAAGGTCATATGGCACTGGTAACCGGTCAGGAACTGGCCGACAATCTGGATATCGAGTACGAGACACCCGACAGTCTCGTACTCGACTTACATGCCAACTCAGCATGTATCCTGATCGGTTACCTAGTCACGCTTGTTTCGTTCGAAGCGGAACCGGCACCCCTAAAAATAGCGGCCATGAGTATTGCAGTCGAGACATATCAGGCGGCGTACGCGGCCGGGGGCGAATCTATTAGCGTGGACTTCACCCCTAGCCCACGGATTAACTCTGCTTTAATGGCCCGGGTCATGGTCCTACTGGCACCGTACAAGCAGATGACGACGATGGTCGGCTAATGGCACTCACCACGGAAGCCCGAGAGTTAATCGTCACGAGCCTGACCGGGCTCGGGTACAAAATCTACGACACTGTGCCCACGGTGCCGGTGACCCCGTCGGTAGTTATCGTCCCGGACTCCCCGTGGGTGCAACCGACCCGCATCGGCTCAACCCTGAACTATGCGGTGCGGTGGCGTCTACTCCTTAACGTGAACGTGAGGGTTAACGCGGTGGCAATCTCAACAACTGAGGACGCGCTCGACGTGCTACTTGCCGCGCTACCCGCATCGGTGAACGTCGCGAGTGTGAACGCGCCGCAACTAATGAGCCTCGGATCACAAGGGACCGTTATGTCAACCGAAATCGAAGTACAAATACAAATGAAAGAAGGATAACTAATGCCCGCAATTGGAGTAACTGGAGCAGCGTTCACGGTAAAAATCGGTGACACGCAATACGAGGACCAGGTGACGTCAGGAACAATTAACACGACGCCGACGATCGTTCGCACTAAAACCTTGTCCGGGGTCGCGTTCGATCAAACCGACCTAAACTCGACAATGAGTCTCGACTTCCTATTCGATGAAGTAACCGGGATGTATGGGGCTTTGCAAACGGCTATCGCCGCCGCCGCATCCGTCGCGGTCGTGGTTGAATCCGCGTCGGGAACGTGGACAGGTGCCGCAATGTTCATCGAATCCGCAGACCTTACCTACCCGGCCGACGGTGTCGTTACTGTATCGACATCATTCACCGGCTCGGTTACATTCGCCGCAACATCATAAGGCTAAGGGGAACCCATTATGTACCCACGACTAAAAATCGAGTCCGATAATCACGAAACAAAAGAAGTCGAAACCCTGCCGGTGGACTTCATGATGTACGAAGAACTAAACGGGAACCGGCCAACAAGTGAACAAGCGATGCGACTTACAATCGCCTACTTCTATCTTGAGGATAAAGAACCAGGCGACCTTAAGACCGTGAAATCGTGGGCCCGGAAAAACCGGATAAAAGTAGATATCCTTAAAGATGAGGCGGAACCTTTTTAGAGGGTAGCCACGGCAGGCTACTCATACGGTTAGCGGTTCGTACGGGCTGGACGATGGAAGACGTTAAGAAACTTAGCGGCCGAGAGGTCGTTACGATTATGGAGGAGTTAGCGTAATGGCTAAGCAATTCGATGCCTACATCGAAGGTCTAAACCCGCTACTGCGTGACCTATCAAAACTCGGAAAAGTAGCCTCCAAGGAGCTACGGCAAGCGTCGAAGGTGATCGCAGAAAAACACATGGTTACCGCGTTTAAAGCATCTGCCATAAATTCGGGCCGATGGGGTGACGCGTTAGCCTCAGGTATTCGGGCCGGTGCCGACCGTGTCCCTAAAGTAATGATCGGGGCGCAAAAGAAAACGAGCATAAGAGGACGGGCGTCGAGCAATATGTTGCGTTACCCGGTTGAGACCGGTGACAAAGGTGACAACGCTTGGAAAAACGGTGTAGACCGTGCGGGATCATTCGCACCGTTTGAACGCACGAACTGGTTAGCAAAAGCACGTACTTACCAGAAACCCGCCTTACAAGAATGGGGCCAAGCCGTAGACCGTGTCGTCCTTAAATGGCCGGTAATGTAATGGCAGTCGGAAAAGGAAAAACCTTAACGATCTTCCTAGCGGCGGATCTAAAAAAATTTAACGCCGGAATGACGCAAGCCCAAGGCGGCCTGAAAGGTTTAGCGGGATCGCTGAAAAATATGCTCGGCCCTGCCCTTATCGGTGCAGGTCTCGCGGTTGGTGCGCTCGCCGTGAAACTAGCATCCGACGGAGTTAAAGCAGCCCTCGAAGATGAAGAAGCCGTCCGTAGACTTTCCACCACCCTGGACAACCTCGGACTAGCGCATGACCAACCACAAATAGAAAAGTTTATTTACGGTCTTGAACGATCCCTCGGCGTGGCAGATACCGAACTACGACCCGCCTACGACCGCCTGGTTAGGGCACTCGGTGACACGGGTAAAGCACAAGACGCCTTAAGCCTCGCCCTAGACGTGTCTGCCGGATCCGGTAAAAGCCTCGAAGCCGTAACCGATGCGATGGGCAAAGCGTACGAAGGTAACATCGCGGGCCTGTCCCGGCTCGGTGCCGGTATCGACGCCGCAACAATCAAAACCGGCGACATGCAAGTCATTACTCAAGTATTGTCGGACACTTTTAGCGGGCAGGCCACGGCATCCGCCGACACACTCCAAGGCCGCATGAGAGTACTTAAAACAGCGACGGACAACCTAGCGGAATCATTCGGTAAAGGCTTACTCACCGGGCTAACTGACGCCACTGAGGGTACTAGCGACATGGTTAAATCTATGGAAAAGCTAGAACCTGCACTTGAAGACTTAGGCGAAACCGTGGCCGATGTCGTCGCCTCGCTCGCGATGCTCTACGACGGCTTTATATTCCTTAGGGACATTGAGAAGAAAGTCAAAACGGAGACCGGATTACTCGGTGACGCGTTCAGTTTCGTCAGTGACACGATTAACCCATTTAGTCGCGTAATGAATGGGCTAAGCCAAGCGACAGAGGAAACGGGCGACGCCGCTCTAATAAGCGCCGAAAAATTACTTGTTTTTGCTAACGCCGCCAAAAAAACCGCCGACGGACTCCCTTACTTCCTAGGCGGTTTAAGGGATCTAGCAGACGCAACCACGAATGCAAAAGTGCAGACCGGTCTCCTTACAAAAGGGCAAGCCGCGGCAGGGGCCAGATACACGAAACAAATGGAATTCTTCGAAGAAACAAGCAAGGTACTTAATAATTATGGAGGCTCAACCGCATCCGCAACCGTCGAAGTAGAAAAACTAACAAAATTCCAAAAATACCTAGAAAAAAGTAATGAAGACGTCGGCAAGGCAATTGAATCCACGGATAAACTTTTATCAATACAAGAGCAATCATTCAAAGATGCTACTGCCGCCGTCGCTAATTACACACTGGCAATGCAAGGGAATCTACTATCCGGGATCGACCTGGGCTCAGCCTTCACCGATCAATTCGATGAAGAAGGCAACAAAACAGGTGTCGCCCTGGTGGACGCTTTTAACGCTCAAATAGCGGAAGCCGAATGGTTTGGCAACGTCCTAACAGCCTTACAAAACTCGGGAGTAGACCAAA